GATGTCCAGTCCCTTGAGCCGCCAGAAGTTCGACGGCAGCGTCACCTGGGACTGCCCCGCGGCCAGCGTGAAGTCGTACTGCCGGAAGAACGTCGCCTTGAACTTGTTGGTGACGAAGCGGTGTAGCTCCTTCGCCCCGTCGTTCAGCCATCCCAGCCACGTCGGGTCGGTGACGTAGTCGGCGACGTTCGTTAGGTCGGCGCCTTCTTTCGCGCTGGCGAGTAGCTGCTCGGTGGTCGTGGCCACGGCGCTACTTCCTCGAGCAGATGCGGATCAGCTCCTTCAGTGCGTCGTAGGCCGCGGGCGTGGCCTTGATACCGGCCGCCCGGGCGAAGTCCTCCCACGCCGACATCTCGGCCGCGTCGTCCGCGTCCTCGTCGGGCGGCCCGCCCTTTTCGTCCTCGTCCGGCTCGACCGAGATGTCGAGCGCGTCGGGCGGCGGCGCTTTGCGGGCGAGCGATTTGCCGTACGGCATCATGGTCAGCTCAGCGAAACGATGGCGATCCAGGTGAACTTCGTGCCGCTCGCCGGGTCGGCGTCGGCCTGCGTGTCCTCGCGGATGAACTGCACCGAGAAGCCGCTCGTGTCGGCGAAGAGGCGGCACCGCGGCGCCACGCCGGTCGTGGTCGGGAACGCGGCGTCATCGGGACCGATCATGGTCGCCCCGATGTGCTTCACGTGCCGATACTTCCGGTCGAAGGTGACGCCGTAGCGACCGCTCTTGCCGCCGGTCTTCGCCACGGTGGCGCCGGTGTTCTTCGCGCCGTTGGCGACGACGCCGTTGGCATCCATCTGGCCCTGCGTCGAGATGGCGCCGGCCGCGGTGATCGTCACCACCCCCGAGAGAACGAGCTCCCGGGGGCGAAGGCACTGCATCTGTCGGAGGGAACGCGTCGCCATGGACAGCTCCTTACGTGAGGGCGCCGAACTTCACGACGCCGCAGCTCGCGGGGTCGAGCAGGCGGAAGGCGTGGACCGCGTAGATGCGCATCTCCGAGCTGTTGTCGTCGGAGACGCGGACCCACTGGCCGTCGCCGTCCATCTGAATGTGCGGCGTCTCGCCGGCGCCGACGTTGTCGTAGGCGCCCTTCTGGAGCGCGTATCCGACGTCGTCCTCGCAGTTGCGGTCCACGACGATGGCGACCTTCAACTCCATCGCGTTGACGGACAGCTTCAGGAAGCCGCCCTCGCCGCTCTCACTCGAGGCGAACCGGCGGTCGCTGCCGAGCGACTGCGACATCGAAATCCAGCGCTTGTGCGAGATATAGAGCTTCAGGTCGGTCGCGTTGCCGATGACGACGCACGCCCCGACCAGCTCCTCACAGGCGTCGATGTCGTCCTTGTTCGTCCCGTCGACGAAGTTGCCGAACGCGCGGCTGTTGCCGGTGCGCAGCGTCCCCTCGACGGTGCTGATGCCCGTGTCCGTGACCGGGCGAACCTCAGGAAGCCACGTCCGCAGCCCGACGGCGCACAGGCGCACCGCGGCGCCGCCGCCCGTGTTGTCGCGGTCGCCGTTGACGAAGACGAAGTCGCCGTTCGCCCATGACAGCGTGCCGGAGAGGCTCGCGACGCCAGTGGTGACGCGGTTGGTGCCGTAATCGACGGCCGTGACCGTCGCGGCGGTGGCCGAGCGGAGCGCGTCGGAGTGCAGCGACAGCGATGCGACCAGCGGCATGCCCTCGACGAAATGGTTGATCGCGCCGTTCGACACGTCGAAAAACGCGTTGCCGTTCGTGTAGGTGATCCCGGTGGCCGACAGCTCACCCCAGCCCGACGCCAGCGCGCGGACGGATAGCATGTGGTGCGCCATCCGCATCGCCGACGCGCTGGCGAAGGCGACGGCGTTCAGGAACGCAACCTTGTCGGTCTGCGACAGGGCCCTCGCCTTGGCGGAGACGCGGATCGGGGCGTTGATCTCCTGCCACGTCAGCGCGAACGGCAGGCCGGGGGAGACCGTGCTGTTCTGGGCGAGGCCCTGAGCCACGGCGAAGTCCTGCGAGACGGTGAAGACGTCCTTCAGGACCTGGGTGAACTCGCACTTTTTGCCGCCGCCGTCGGTCTTGGACGGCATGTCCTTCCAGACCGCGCCCTTCTTGGCCGCGATCGAATTCTGGATCGTCTTGTTCGAGAAGTAGGTCCTGAGGATCCCTTGGACGGTCGTCTTGTCGATTGCGGCGCCAGCCATGTCTCAGCTCCTTGTGCGTTCAGGCGGTCTTGCGCGCGCCGGCCTCGGCCTGCGCGACCAGAAACTTCATCAGCGTGTCGGGGTCCTCGGGCAGCGCCTCGTCGGTGGGCGCGGCCTGGCGCTGGTCGCCGCTCAGGGACACGGTCCCCGGGCGCGCATGGGGCGCGGCGGGCGTCGGCTTCGCGGCCGGCGGCGCCCAGCCCAGCTTCTTCGCCGTCTTCTCGGCGATCGCCTTCAGGTCGGATTCGACCAGCGCCGCGGCGCGGTCCCACGAGATCGGCTTGCCGTGGATCGAGTGGTACTCGACCATGAGGTCGATGACGTCCTGGCCCTTGTCGGCCTCGTTCAGCAGCGGGAACTTCGCGTTCCCCTTGATGGCCGTCTTGATCTCGGCGACCTTCGCGTCGATGGCGGCCTGATTACGCGCCGCCGTCTCGGCCTGCTCGCGCTCCAGCAGTCGGCGCTCGATCGCGTCCAGGCGGTCGTCGGGCTTGTCCTCGACGGGCTGGCCCTTGCCCTCGGCGATCGACGCGTCGATCAGGTCATCGAGGGTCCGGCCGCCGCCGTGCTTCGCGAACCACGCCTTCGGGGCGCGCAGTAGCTCGGCCAGTACCGCGCCGATGCCCTGGCGCTCGCGCTCGGTCAGCGCCGCTTCGCGCGCCTCGATGTCCTCGCGCATTTTGCGAACGCGCGCGGCGGTGATGTCATCGGGCTTCGGCTGATCGTCGGTTGCCGGCTCCCCCGATGACGCACCGTCGGTTGCAGGGGCGGGAGTTGCACCCGCTGTGTCGGCGGTATGAGCGCCGTCTGCCCCTGGGGCTCCCTGCGTCGGTTCGTCAGCAACGACTGCGGTGCCGTTCGCCGCCGCCTGCGCCAATGCCGACGCGACGATCTCGTCGATCGACGGGTCAGCGGTTTCGACGGCGGGCTGCGGAACCTCGACTGTCGTGCTCACGCCCTGGCACGACTGTCACGCTTGCGCGCTACTACGACGGCATCGGCGGTGGAACCTGGCCCTGCTGGATAGCCTGGAGCGCGTCGTTTCCGGGCGGCATTGCGGCGGGCGCGCCCTGCTGCGGCGCGGGCTGCTGCTGTCCGGGCTGGGGAGGCGTTCCCGGGCCGCCACCGGCGCGCTTCTTCAGCTCCTTCAGCTCGTCGATATACCGGCGGGCGAGCGAGACGTTGCGCGGCTTGATCTTCTCGACCTTCGCCATGGCCAGATACACCGTGGCGGTCTTCAGGGCGAGATCGTAGTTCGCGACCGCGAGCTCGTCGGGGTGCTCTGGCTTGCCGTCGTAGAGCATCGTCTCGAACGCGGTCGAGAACATGCGCTGAATGCTGTTCTCCAGCGTGTCCTCGCTGTCCACGTCGAGGTCGCTCATCGCGGCCCGGGCGCGGTCCACGTCCCATAGCTGTGATTCCAGCATCTTCAGGATGAAGTCGAGGCGCGCGGCGGGCGTGAGCGGCAGGAAGCCGGTCGGGTAGATCGTGACCTTCTTGCGCTTGAGGTCGTTGATGACCTTCGCGAAGTCCAGCACCTCGACGCCTTCGCGCGTTTCGGCCTCCACCTCGTACGGGTGGCCGTCCTTGACGATGTCGGCAGCCATCTCGACGACGCGATTGAAGATCTCGACGTGTGGATCCTCCCACGACACCTGCGTCTGTCGCTGGAGGCGAAGGTTCTGCGACTCCATCGCCTCCCGTTGCGCCACGCCCGATTCGGCGCCGGGGGCCTTCTCGCCTTCGCTGGCGTTCTGCGAGATGCCGGCGAAGTTGTACATGTTCGAGATGATGTTCTTCTCGTCCTGGAAGAACTGCGGCGTCAGGTACGGCCACACCAACGGCACGGGCGGCTTGTCCGTGAATTCGATGGCGCTGGCGATGTCGTTCGTCAGCTGCTCGGCGATGATCTTCGAGCCGCGGGGCAGGCCGACGTGCGGCCGGCCCATCAGCTTGCGGGCCTTCCGCTTGACCCACTGCATGTGATTCAGCTCGGTCTGCATCGGCTCGAGGTAGGCGGCCAGCGACACCCCGCCAAAACCGATCATGAACGCCTCCCAGACGAAGAACGTGTATGGGTGCCACGTCTTCGTCCATGGCTCCATGAGCAGGCGCGCTCCACCCTGCGACTGGAGGGCGATCCCGTGCCATCCGTCCTCGCTATCCTTCGTCGTCGGCACGCTGTACGCCTCGCGGCACAGCACGAGGTCGGTGTTACCGCCTGTGTCGGTCTGGATGACGTCGGCGGCCAGGATCGCGTCGCGGATCGTCGGCTTGCCCTTGCCGAACTTTGAGAGCAGCAGCGACTTCGAGATCGGCCGCTGGCGATGGATGGTCTTCGGGGTGCCGTTGCGGGCCGAGACGTGGTCGAAGCGGATTTCGCCGGGCAGCACGCGCCCGAGTACGACCTTGTAGTCCATCTCCTCGTACGTGAGGCAGCCGAAGCGGCACACCTCGCCGTCACGTAGCGCGGCGCCGGCGTGGGCGTGCAATTTCGCCTCGGCCGACCAGCCGTCGAGCCACTGCGTCGCCGACTTCGCGCGCCGCTTCTGGTCCTGCGTGCCGTTCGTGGTCAGGAAGCGCCCGCGCACCTTCGACCGGGCGAGCATGGCGTGGGCGGTGTTGACGACGGCGCGCAGCACGTTCCAGGGAGAAATCTGCACCGGGCCGGCAACGGTCAGCACCGGCGCCGCCGATTGCAGGAAGAGGCCGCTATTCGTCGAGAAGTCGGTAACCGGGCGCTGCTCGTACATCCGGATCAGGTCGAAGTCCTGCTCGATGTCGAGGCCGGTCTGCTGCTGTGTGTCGATGGCGACTGCTTCGTCGAGCAGGGCCTTCGCGCGCATGTCCAGGCGCTCGTCGGCGCTCAGTCCGGCACCGGTCGCGAAGTCCTCGGCGAACCAGGGCGCGCTCACTGCGTGCGCCCGTTCGCGTTCGGGTCGGCCTTACGCCGCAGACGCGGCTGAATGCGCTCCAGGAAGAAGCGCGGGTCGCCTTCCTCGTCCTCGGGGTCGTCCTCGCCGTGCCGCTCGGCCGCCAGGGCCTCGGGGCTGACGTTCAGCGACGTCGTGACGTGCTTCGGGGGCGGCGCCGGCCCCAGGATCAGCGTCAACTCGGGCGTCTGGTAGCTGGTTACGCCGTTCGAGCGAAGGATTTGGAGGAGAGCGGATAGCTGCTTGCCGATCACACACCCGCACGGGCGTCACGGCTCAATCCCAGGGCGATGCCGGCTCGAAGTCCTGCCCACCCGGCTCTGACGTGCGGTCGTCGTCGTCCGGGTGGGGCTTCTGGGCGCGCTTCAGGGCGGCGGCGATGCGGGCCGCGCGCACCTCATCGGCGGTGGGCGGCGCTGCTGGCTCC